ATCTACGGATTCGAGCGATGGAGTATCACCCGACAACCGCATCGGTGACAGCGGGTTCCAGCTACCTCGCCCTACCCGCGGATTTCCTCGAGATGATTTATGCACAGATTATTTTCCAGAATGTGAAGTATCCCCTCGATGTTCGCGTGGCCCCTCGGGACCACAACGAGGCTTTCCAGAGCACGACGGACACGGGGATGCCCGAAGTTTGTACCCTCCTGGGGGATAATCTGTACTTCGACGTTCTGACGGATCAAGCCTACACCCGCGATTGGGCCTACTACCGTCGCCTTCCCGTGCTGACCAAAGACACGACTGTTCCCGTCGGGGGCTCGGCTCCCAACTCGAATTGGTGGAGCGAGAATGCGGAGGAAGCGTTTCTGATGTCGTGCCTGAACAAGCTCTCCCTGTACGTTCCAGGGATCCCGGATGGAGACAAGAAAAAATGGGCCGAAGCGGCGCTTACGACCAAGCAAGCCCTGAAAACCCGTGAAGCTCTTGAAAAAACCGGTGGGACCACGCTCCGATCGGCAAATTGGAAATAGGGGGAAGAAAATGAGAGACAGATTCCTATTCGTTTTCATCGTGGCTTGTTTCATGGCGCTCGGGTTCATCGTGGCGCCGGCCTTCGGGTTCGACTCCTATCGGCAATCGGCAACCCTGACGGGGGGCGCGGTCGCGGATAATACGACCGTGACTTTCACCCTTCGCGCCGGCGTCCCAAAGGCGATGTACCTATACGTTCCGACGATCGACTCCGCGGCGATCGCCTTGAGTTGCAGCGTGGACGGAACGGCCTTCGGCACCATGGCCACGAATTACAGCGCGACGGCGCTCATTGATTTCACCTACGCGGCCACGACGGGCGGGAAGGTTCTGAAACTTCCGGACATCAGCCCATGCCGGTTCTTGAAGATCACGGCCGGCGCGGCACAAGCGGCGAATCGGACTTTCATTCTGTTTGGGAATTAGGGAGACACCCCATGGCTGTCGCCAACAAATTCGATTGTTTCGTCGGGGATCTTGGGCTCAAGCTCCACAACCTCAATACCGACACCCTCAAGGTGTACCTGACGAACGAGCAGCCGACCGCGGGGATGACGGTCTACAACGCCAACGGCGGGGTTGACGATGGCCCGGAGGAAATCGTCGGAGAGAATGGATACACGGCCGGGGGCGTCGATGTGGAAAACACCTGGGCCCAGGTTGGAGGGCTTGGAACGCTGGCGATCGGCGCCGACAAGGTTCTGACCGGGACTACGGCCGATGATGCGACGGGCTTCGGGCCGTTTCAGTTCGCCGTCCTCTACAACGACACGGCTGCGGCGAAGAACCTCATCGGCTGGTGGGAGCGGGTTTCTCCTGTGACGGTCCTCGAGGACGAGACGATCACCCTCGACATGACCGACAAGCTGTTCACGATTCAATAGGAGACGGCCATGGCCACATTCAAGACCCTCTTTTCCGCGATCTCGGCAACGATCTCAGGGGCTTCACTCAACGCTTTGGCAAACGCCGGGACGGGGGTTTCTGACGCCGTAGATAATTCCTCGAATCTCTACCAGGACTTCCTGATCGAAGTTTTCATCGACGGGACCGCGGCGGCGGCGGCATATCTCGAAGTGCGATTGATGGTTTGCACCGACGGGACGAATTACGGGACCTGGGAATCCGCGCTTCCCCTTGGGCTCATCGACCTGTCGGTGGATCTCCAATATGCTCATTTCTCCCTGGTAGGACACGGGGGCTTGATGCAAGCTCCGCAGAAGTTCAAGATCGCCGTGAAAAACAACACCGGCGCCGCGCTCCACGCCACAGCCAGCTCGATTAAGTGGCAGGGCGTGAATATCCAGAGCGTATAGATGCCCTACCCGCCGCGCTTCTTCGCCGGTTCGATCTGGCCCTTCTTTCGGGCCGATCGGAGCATCATCATCTACCTCCCGGGGCTGTCCGGGATCTCGCAAGCCCTCACGGATATTTCAGGGGGGGCCAGGAACGCTACCGCGAGAAATTCACCGGCGCTTGGGTCTTTCGGCCGGTTCGGGGGAGGGGCCTACAACCTCGTCAACGCGAGAAACATAGCCCCGAAATACATTGATATCCCGGGATCCACTACGGTCACATGGGCCTCTGGAACAAAATTCTCAATCATTTTTTGGGTGTTCTTCTCCAAGACGATCACGGAATCCGGGGAAGCTAATTATCGGTTTCTCGAAAAAGGAGCCGACAGCAACGGCGGGGCGTCCGGGAATTGGAATATCTCCTGGGGCGGCAGCGGGATTGGGTTTGCCTATACGAACGCAGCTAATTCCGCGTCCTATTCAACTTCTTCTGCAAAAGTGGTTTTCGTCCGTGGGTGGAACTGCATTGGAGTTACCTATACGTTCCCAACGACCTCGAACGCCACCCCGCCAGCGATCTACATTAACGGAGTACGATCGACGGTTGCCAATATGTCTCCGACGCCAGACGGAACGGTTAGAACCGCCACCGGACAGGCCCTCACGATCGGATCAGATCAGTACGGGATAGCAAATACCTCCGATAATCGGGCGATCAACGGCATCATCGACGAAGTTGCCATCTGGAAGGGCAGAATCGTCACCCCCGTCGAAATGGTTGCATATTACAAGGGAGCCGTGAACACTCAACGCCGCTCCATCCCCCTGAGAGCTTTCGTCACGCGGAACGATTACACCCTGGCCCTTGAAGCCGCGGCGTATTCGATGGCAATTATCCCGGTCAAAATGCGCGCCGATCACAACCTTGAGCTTGATCCCGCGGCATATGCCATCGACGGAGAGGAAATGAGGCTTCCCCATGGGTATCCTCCGTTCCCCCTCGAGCCGGCGGCCTATTCATTGGACGGATCCCCGGCCGCACTTCGATTCGGGAATGGGAGCATTCGTTTGTCGCCCGGAGCCTACCAGGTGAACGGAGCGCCGGTCGATATCAAGTATTCCTGGTACGACGGCGAAGCGGCGGAAAACTACCAATTTCGAAAACAGCGGAGGACTTTCTGATGAAACGCCTATTTCTTATCGCCTTTGCGATTCTTGCCCTCGGTGCGGCGATCGCCTTCGCGGTCCCGCTGACGCCTGGGGCTCCGGTAGCGGGTCCCGTCCGGCAGTTCACGACCTGGCATGTCGTTGGTGGGTTTCAACTATCTTCGACCGCCATCACGATCGGATCAAGCGCGACTTGGTATCCGATCCACAATGCAACCGACAACCTGTGGGTGTTCAATCACGGCCACGACATAAGTATATCCGGCGACAATGTGATCTTCGCCAACGCAGGGCATTACTTTGGAGGCATTACGATTGCCGTTTCAGGAACGAGCGGAGACGATATATTCATAAGAGCCTTTAATGTTACCGACAACACCGCCCAGGGATTTACGATCGGCGCAACGACTTCCGGGGCGGCGAATTTCATTCCTATTTCTTTCCCTTTGCATTTCGAGGCGGCGGCAAACGATAAATTCCGGTTTGAGGTAATGAACAACACGGCCGGAAGAAATGTCACCGTCAGAAGCTCTGTTTTCTTCCTTAACTACGTCCACGATTAGGGAGCGGCCATGATTGCTTTCGTCCGGTACACAACGGGGCTCGGAGACGCGGCGATCTACGCGAGGCTTCGGAACGCCGTTGGGGAGTTTTGGGATTTCGTCGGGCTTGCCTGGGTGACGCCGATCACGACCGATTGCAAGGCGTTTCTCACGGAGTACACGGACGGGGATCCCTCGACCTCCTATTTCGCCGCGGATATCGACGTTCCCACCGATGACGTTTACGCGATCGAAATAGTTCTGGCCTCGGATGGGACGGTCCTCGGGTTTGAGTCCACCCGGGACGCGATCATTCGCGGGGGGTATGTACCGGAAGGCGGGATCGTCCAGGCTGACGCCTCGAATTCGATCGTCTCCTTCAAGACCGACCTCGCCTCGACCGTGGACGATTACTGCGTCCCGAATTTCGTGAAATTCATCGACGGAGCCCTCATCAATCAGACCCGAAAGATCGCGGGGTACGGTGGAACGTCGAAGCTGATGCTCGTAACGTCCGGGTTCACGGAGATCCCCACGGCCGGGGATCGGTTCATCATCATCAATCAGTAGGGGGATCCCATGGCGATCGTGAGCGGAGATTTGCGGTTTCACCTGACGGGAGGCGCGGCGAACGCGGATCCGTCCCTGTCCCTCGGCGGGGTGATCTCGAGCGTCCAGCTCACCGACGCGACCCTCGAGAACCTGTTCGACAACGTATCTCCCGCGCAAGCCCTCGCCGGCTGCACCCACTACCGGGCCCTGTCGTTTAAGAACGCCTCCGCGCTGACGGCTTACGGCGCCGTGGTGTTCATCTCCCAGGAAACGACCTCGGCCGACACGACCATCGAAATCGCCTACGATTCGACCGGGACGCAGAGCATCGTCAACGAAACGACGGCGCCGACCGGCCTTTCCTTCTCGACGCCTCTCTCCTTGGGCGCGGGGCTGGCCCTGGGTGACGTAGTAGCGGGAGGGGTGGCAAGGATATGGTTCAAGCGGATCGTCGCGCCAGCGGCCGCGCAAGCCTCGGATTCGGGCAAGATCACGTGCACAGTTGGTTCAGCACCCTGACCTTTTTGTTGCCAGGGGAGGTTTTCCAACGTTGCTGAGTTTCGGTATCGGACATGGGGCAGCGGCCGTAGAAGCCGAGAGAGGCATTGCAGTTATGGCAGAGAACACGATAACCCGGGGGGTATCCAAGATTCCGGAGATTCCGGTAATGCGTGTATCCCGTAGCTCTGCCATTTTCTTTTCCGTTGCCTCCGATATGATCGAGTGCGAGAAATTCTATCGGTTTAGGTCCACAAGGTTCCCCGTGGTGATCGCAGGAGCAGGAAAGCCCCCCGTATGCCATCATCACGGAAAGGCGAAGCTCTCGGTTGTAACGCTTTGTGGCCTCAAGTTTTTCTTTTCTCCATTTCGGGTCATCGCATTTCTCGTTCCATTTATTTCTCGCATAACTCCTGCCACGTTCAATTTTTTCCTCGGCTGTTCTCCGCTTGTGATCTGGATTTTCACGCCAAACCATTGCGCAAGAATGGCTACAAAACCCAGCGATTTTTCGATGGCGTTGGAATCCCTTTTTGCACGTTGGACAAATAAATTCACGAACCTTCATCTTACCCATGGCAGGAATATTACACAACATGAGGTTTTCTGTCAATGAGCTACTACCTCCTTCGGGACGAATATCAGATTTCGACCGAAAGGACGGCCCTGTGGTACGAGCTCGGGGGGGTGTCCAAGGAGATCAATTACCTTTGGTCTACATTCCTTGGCGTCTCGAGGGAATGGACGGCTCAATGGTATGTCCTCGCTTACGTCTCCCGTCAGTTCACGGTCATGTGGGAGATTGCTCATTACATCGCGCGGGAATTCAATTACTTGTGGAGGGTAAGCCTCGATTTCGGGTCGAAGATGAAGTACAACTTCACGATGGCGAAGATCACTACGCGCTTCTTCCGGAGATCCCGTAATGGCTAACCCCGTTCTTTCAGCGGCTACCTCCGGAACAAGGAAGGTTCTATTAACGTGGACGTATGAAACAAACGCCGACTTTAGGATATTCTGGAAATCCAATAAGCCGGCCGGACAGGAATACGTCCTTCTCGCCACGACGAATGAATTCTCGTATCTTACGGCCGACCTTGATCCGTCGAAAATATACTCGTTTTACGTCGGGGCAAATGTTGGGGCTATGTATTTCTACAGCAACGTGGTGGAATTGTTTGTTTCGTGCGGAAAAGGGGTTGTGCTAAGCGCCGATCCACCAGAATCCCCCGAAGCTCAGGGATTTCTTGTTGTTACAGACACCGGGAATCATCGGATTATTGAATTAACAAGAGGGCTTGTTTGGATTGCTTCTGCGGGCAGCTCCGGATCTGGAAATGAAAACTATAACACTCCTTCCCAATCGTGCATTTATGGGGGGTATATTTACACGGCAGATACCGGAAATCATCGGATCGTGAAACGCAAACTATCTGATCTTTCTTATGTAGGCCAATCTGGATCTTATGGCACGGGAGACGGCCAATTCGATTCTCCGGAAGGTGTTTGCTCTGATGGTTCGTTTCTCTATGTTGCAGACACCGGTAACAGCCGAATTGTGAAAATGACGCTTTCAGGAATGACGTTCCTATCGTCCTTCGGGCACTTCAACGATGTTCTTCATCGCGTCCGGATTGCCGAATCTGGCGGGGAGCATCAGGGGGATCCGATCGCGGCCGGCCCTGATGAGGTAAGTTACCCCGGGGGGATCGTGCCTTATGATGGCCCCGCCGTAGCGTTGACTCGAGGGACAGAGTTCGCCCCTGGGGTATGGCATCGTGCAGTTTTTTTTGGATCGGAAGGTGGAGGATATGCGAATAACGTAGCTAAGCAATATGGACCAAGCGCGGACGGCCCTTGGACTACTTATCAAATATACGGAGCGGCGGCATGGGCGGGGGCCAGGGGCGTGGTTGACGCGGAGTTAGGTGGGTATATTTATGCTGACGTTTCTATTCCCGACCCTATTAAGGCTATTCACCTAAGCAGCCCAAAGGGGATTTCTTCTGATGGTTCTTTTCTTTTTATAGCCGATCATGGAAACAACAGGATATTGAAGGTAGATTTAAGCGATTATACTTTTGAGGCTCATAGAGGCAACAGCATGGGAGTCGCATCGTCCTACTCATCCGGGTTTGATGATTTATCAAGCGTTTGTCTGTATTTTGGCAATATGTTTGTATGCTACGAATTCAATGAGACATTTCCATTTATAGATAAGTATTTATCAGCAGGAGAGTTAGATGCGGTTGATTCTTCCATCCGATCTCATTCCGCTGATCCTGGTGGGCTTATGATGCCGGCCGGGATTTGGGCAATGAAGGGGTCATTATACACGACGGAGAGATCAAATCATCGGGTGCAGCGTTTCAGCATCACGGATTATTCGTACATAGCACACTTGGGCGGTGCGGGTGCAGGGTCCGGGGTCAACCAATTCAACGCTCCGCGGGGAATTACGGGGAATCTATGGACTCCATAATAAAGTCACCGATCGAGAAATTCCCGGTAAAGTTCAGTTTCTCTACGGACTTCATCACGGGAGAGACGATCACCACAAGGACGATCACCTGTGTCTCCGCGGCTACGGGAGTGTCGAGCGCGGCCACGATCATTGACAGCGAGGCAACCGTCGATTCGGATGTGGTCGTGGTCTTGAAGGCCGGCACGGAAGGCGACGAGCACAACATCCAATGCGTTGTTTTCACCAGCAAGGGGAACAGGTATCAGCGGGATCTCCTACTGATGATCCAGACCGTCGTGACGGACACCTTCAACAAGCAACCGGACGATACCTTTTCGTTCTCCGTCAGTTTTTCCCGGCGCCTCGAGTCCGGCGACACGCTTGCGACCGTTGCGGTGATCGCCACGAAGGAATCGGACGGGAGCGATGTTTCTGCAACCGTGGCCCCGTTCTCGGAAGTGATCTCCCCGAAAGCGGGGATTCGGGTAGCGGTAGGGCTCGACGGGGAGACGTACCTTGTGGCGGTGCAGGGAACCTCAACGGCGGGGTACGTCTACGAAAAAATCTTCCGGATGACCGTCCAGGAGCGCCCATGAGCGTCGAAACGCATACCGTCAGAGACACCGACAAGGGGCTCGTCCCGCAGCTTCCGACCTCGAAGGTGATTTGGTCGATCGGCCGGAATGTGCGCTTCACCCCGGGATACGCGGGAAAGGCCCTCGGGAAAACGTACCTGACAACCGCAGACGGGGCCCTGCCGGTCCGGGACGCCTTCACGTTCATCGGAACGGACGGCGCGGTGAGGACGATCGTTTGCTGCGATACCCAAGTATTCGCCTTCAACGCTGATTTCAGCGCGGCATCGGATATCACGCCGGCAATCACGCCCACGGGTGGCGCCTCGGACCTGTGGCAGTTCGCCTTGGTTTCCGGCCTTCCGATCTTGTCGAACGGGAAGAACGCCATCTGGAAGTGGGCCAGCTACGCGGGGATCCTTGCGCCTCTTTCCGGAGCGCCGACCTACGCGAAGCGGATATCGAGCGTCCTGCACCGGCTGGTGGTGTCGAACATCAGCGAAGGAGGGTACGCCTACACGGGCCGCACCCGATGGTGTGAGCCCGGGAACCCGGAGAATTGGACGATTGGGACGGACGGGAAAGCCGGATACTTCGATATCATTGATTACAACACGATCGCCTCCGCGCTGGCGAACATCATCGCGCAAGTCACCCACGGCGAGAGAATCTTCTATTTCACGGAGCGGGGCATTTGGTCATCCGACTTCTCCCAAGTCACGAAACAGTTTCGTTTGATCGACCAAGAAGCGGAAATCATGGGACCTCGGGCGGCTTGCCGTCTCCGGGGCCATGTCTATTTCATCGGGAAGCGGGACATCCATCGGACTTCCGGGCAGCTCACGGAAGATATCGGCCTTCCGATCAGGGACGAGCTATTCAAGGGCGTCAACGTGAGCGCCATGGCGACGGCTTTCGCCTTCCCGATGCTGTCCACCGGGGAAGTATGGTTCTGCGTCCCGATGGGCTCGAGCGTGGTCCCGGATACCGCTTTCGTCTACAACGAGGAATTGAAGAATTGGACGATCCTCGATGTGAATTTCTCCTGTCACGCCGATTCAGGCACAACGGCGATGCCGGCCGAAATTGTGGGGAACGCGAACGGCGACCTTCTGCGCCTCGATTACGGTGACAACGATTTTTCGGCCTCGGCGTACCAGGCGATCGACGGCCGGCTCGAGTCCGGGGATATGAGCTTCGATCATCCGAATAGAATGAAGGTGATCGCGGAAGTGATACCGGACCTCAAGGAACAGACCACGGTTTGCGAATTACTCGTACAGGTGGGCGTCCGGAATCGGCTGGCCGACGATATCAAATGGTCGGATCCTGGGGCCTTCACGATCGGCTCATCGGAGAAGGTCGATTTCAGCGGCTTCCGGAAGGAAGGGAAATGGGTCCGTGTGCGGTTCTACTCGAATCAGAAAGATACGCCTTGGATGTTGTCTGGCTACACCATAAACTACGAACTCAGGGGGACAAGATGAACAGCGGAAACGTGCTGCAAATGACGCCGAAGGTCGATCCGGGACAGGGGAACGCACAGCTCATCCTGGGGCTTCTTCCCTGCCAGAATCAGTTTCTTCTGAATGCTGTGGCGCCCGTGATCCTCCCGGGGATCAAGGAACTCGCGGCGGCGTCTCTCGGGGAATTCACGGCGTATCAGGTGATGAACGATATCCTCTACGGGGCGAAGCAGCTCCACCTGGGGTACGCCGATCGGACGGGGATCAAGCCGGAACAGTTCCAGGAGACGTTCGCAAAGAAGCTGATGGAGCCGGCAAAGGATTTCGTGGGCTTCTCGGTGATCGAACCCCTGCGGAACGCGGGATTCCATATCTTCGCGGTCTACATCATGCCGGAATTCCGGGGGTCGAACATGATGAAGAACGGCCTCGAATATCTCGAGGCAGAGGCAAAGAAGATGGGATCCCCGTATATTTCCCTGTCCACGGCGCACGGGAACGGGATCGCGTTTTCTGCCCTCGGGTACGTCGAAACATACTCGAATTACCGGAAGCAGCTCTCCAAGGAGTAGCCCATGTTCCTGTGCGGATCGCATCGTAAGCTGTTCGCGTTTCTCGAGGAATCCCCCTCGAGGCGGGATCGGTTTGAGGATCGGTTCGCTTGCGAAGGCGGCGGCGGGGGCGGTTCGCAAGACATGGTGACGATGACGAACCTCCTGCCGACGTACATCCCGAACATTCAGTCCTGGGCGACGGCTTACATCCAATCGGCTATGGACATGGCGGGATCCCCGGGGAATTTCACGGAGTACACCGATCCGACCTATGCGGAGCAGAACGCGAACGAGCTTGCCGGGATCGCGGCGCTTGCCCTCCGCGGGACCACGGGGGCGGCGGTCGAAGCCTACGGGAAGGATTATCTCCGGGACCTGTACGACGGCTTGAAGCTCAACACGAATTCCAAGATCGCGGCGCATTATGGGAAAAGGATCGAGGCGCTTCTTGAGGAATTCGATGATTCGGTCATGCCGATCATTCAGCACCAGCACGTTTTTTCCTTCGGGGGGAGCGATCACAACATCGCGGAAGCCAGGGCGGCGAAACTGATGATGGCGAAGATCAACGAAATCGCCAAGATGTTCTACGAGGACTATATTCAGGAACGCCAGCTCATGCACCAGGGGATGGCCCACGCGACCCCGTACGGGCTCCAATGCATCCGGGATGGGGAGATGCTGCGTCAAGCCGGCGCCTACGAGCGGGAATACAACCAGGGATCCCTGCAGGACGTTTGGGACCACTACAACGAAGTGCAGATCCTCCCGATCCGGAACCTCGACATTCTCGGGAACGCGGTCAAGTCAATCCTTTCGACCTCAAGGACGCAGACCGTTCAATACCACAAGCCGTCCGCTATCTCGCAGATTGCCGGCTTTGCGATCGCGGGGCTCTCCCTCTATTCGATGTACTCCGGGACTTCGCGCAACCCGTACAGCAACCCCACGGCGGCGGGGGCTCAAGCAGCGGTGAAGGCATATTCGGCCGAAAACATGGGCTTTGATCGGAACAATCCCGAAATGATAGGACAATAGAATGTCCACCAACACCGTTGTAGCCGTCCCGACCTGGGCCCAAGATTATGTGAAGCAGTACGGGCAGATGGCCTACGACCTCTGGAATCAGCCGGCGCTTGTGGCCTATGGCGGGTCGATCGTCGCGGCGCAACCACAGAATGAGGCTGACGGGATCCAGGCGCTTGCGATCCGGGGCGCCGGGGGCGATGAAGTGATCTCGAAGGCGACGGCTTTCATCCTCGATGTGATTCAAGGGAACCGACTCGCCGGCACGAAGCAGGAATTCATCGACGCCCTCGCGCTTGTCACGGGGAATTCCACAACCGACTTCGCATCGGTGAGCTCGAGGATCGGGAAGAAAGCACGGTACGTCGGGGATCCGGATGGGACCTTTCTCGCGCAAGCTCTCGCCGCAGCGTACCCCGCCCTGTTCAACGCCAGGGTCAGCGCGGCGATTTATGCCGACAATTATGCGAAGGAGCGGGTGTTCCTCGATCACGCCCTCGCGTACGGGGTGGAAATGGGAAAGCATCCCGTCATCGACGCGGAGACGCTTCGGAAGGCGGGGCTTGCGAACCGGGAATATCTCCAAAACTCCTACGTCTTGGATCACAAGCTTTTTATCGAGCAGCAGGAAATGTCTGTGGCGAACCTTGAGATTTTCGGGAATATGCTCCGGGCTCTCACGGGAAGCCAGCAGACCACGACCTCGACCGATCCGAAATCCAACAAGGTGATGGGTGCGGTCGGAGGGGCGATGACGGGCGCGATGATCGGGTCCTATTTTGGACCGTGGGGAACAGCGATCGGGTTTGTCGTGGGTGGGATCGCCGGCGCATTATTCGGATAGGGGGAGGGCGGCATGGAAACAATTCAGGGGTCAAACATCTTCCAGGAGTGGGCGAAAAGATTTGCGCCGGGGCTGTATCGCATTGAGGGCCCCACGAAATTCAACGTGGATCCCTCGCTGTCCATGCCGGCGTCTCCGACACCGACCCCCCCGGCACCCGCCATATCTCCGGCAGCGGATCCACAGTTTCAAGAGGAACACGCCCTCGATGTGGCCGAAGGCAATCAAGACCAATGGACCGGCCCCACCCCCGGGGCGTCTCCCTCGCTGACCGACCGATTCAACGCGGGGCTGTCTCGAGTAGGAGAGGGGTTGAAGGACCCCGCGAAGATGGGACTCCTGACGGCGGGGCTTTCGATGATGGCGACTCCCCCTCGTCGGGTCCCGTATAGCAACACGGAAATCCTCGGGCAAGCGGGACTTGCCGGGGTGGGAGCGTACGAGAAGGCCCTCGAGGCAAAGCGGAAG